TGCTGTTTCCATTGTCCAAGGTTTGGTCACGTCTTTTACAGAAAAGGTTGTATCTGCTGCCACAATATTGGATGAAGGTTCTACATTGCTTCCAGACCAGCTCTTTATTGCTGCTCCAAAAGTCTGAGTCTTTGAAACCTCTTTGATTGTTTGGGTAGTTGTTGTCGTACTGTTCATACTCCCCTGAGTAAAGTTGGGAGTTATTGTGTTTGCTCTTGCGACTGCGGGTGCAAGCAGAGCTAAGAGAAGAATCCATTTCTTCATTGTTTTGGTTTAGTTGTTGTTGGTTTTGCCATTGGGCAATTTGTTGGGGTTTTGTTAGACCCGTTTTTTCCAGTCGTTAAGCCAAATGTGGCGAGTGCTCCTGTAAATACGCTGGCCACAAAAGTGATATCTGAGTTACCAGATTTCTTTACCATTGGAATATCAACGTAGTTCATCGTAATGATAAAACCAGACCAGACAACAACGCCTAGTCTAACTACTGTTCCAAGAAACTCTATCTGGTGTTCTTTATCTTCAGCTATTTCTTTTACTTTGCCTAAGAAACCTTTTTCTTTGGTTGTCTTATCTTCTTCCATGTTGTTTTTAATATTGGTTTCATAGCTGTAACTAACCATTTAAAAACTGCTGTAGCAGTAAGAGTGGCAGCTACAGAAATTACTGCTGTAGTTCCAGCTGTAATTAATATCGCACTTTCAGGGACAGGGATTTTAACTTTGATTATGGGTATATCTACCTGTTTTATACCAGCTGTTGGATTGGCAGCAGTTCCTTGTTCAGACTCTGCTTCAATCTTAGATTTAACCCCTGCTGGGGCTCTTAAATCACTGGGTGGAACTACTAAAGGAGTATACTGTGGTATTTCTCCTATAGGTAATTCAAATTCAAAACTTGGAAAGTCGTAAGCATCTGGTAAATATAGAACTGGTAATTCCATATTTAAAAGTTAGCTAGGCTCTGTCGGCCAAACAATATTGTCTACATCAGTTTGTGCTGGTACATCTCTCAATGCTTGACGATAATCCTTCCAAGCATCTGATAATGTAAGATCACTGGTTGCTCTCCAGTCTGTTGCAGTAAGCAGTCCGTCTCTTCGTGCTCGTATTCCTACCCATTTTTGAGCAGTAATTTCATCTGCAGTTGGTTGAGATGCTTTCCATGCAGCAATTTCTTCATTTGTTAATGCAATGAGTTCACCATTTACTATTTGATACATTTTTATGATTCCATTTTGTAAAGTAAAATTTCAGTTCCAGCCTGAAAATATGTTGTTCCGTTATAATTTGATACAAATTTAATTCCACTGACAGAAGTTACGGTTTCATCTGAAGGTTGTCCATAACTTTTCATACGATGAATTTTATTAGTAGAATCCGATGGACTATAAGATAAAGCTTCAAAAAAACCCCAACCCATTTCTGTACAAATTTCACCAAAAAAACCATGTTTTTGGCCATTATAAGCACTTTCAGTCAATGGTATGTAAGGACTATTACTAAGAGCATAGGATGCTACAGCTCTCATGTAATTGCCTGTACGTGGTGCTTCATAATACATTGTACCAGCAGTATTTGTAGCATTATTACTACTATCTAACCATTGATATGCTACATTGTATGTGCTATCAGTGCTAGTTTTTATATTTTTACCTAATATCCAATAAACACTGCGAGCATCTAAATTGGTAAAACTTATTTCAGTAACAGTATTATCAACAGAAACAGAACCTTTAGATATAAATTTTAACCCATAACCGTTAGCGGCTGTGATTAGGCCAGTAGTATTAATTCTTGCAGCTGGTATTTGACCACTAGTAAAATTTGCAGCGTCTACACTTGATACATCTGCTAATGTTTGAGTTGCATATTCTAATTGTCCGATAGCACTTGTACCAGTGCCAGATACACTTTTAACTTTTAAAAAAGCATCTTGAACTATGTTATTGTCAGGCAAAATCATAGTATAAGATTGTGCTGAACTATGTGGAGGAGATTTTACCTTCACACCATTAGAACCGCTTGATAATTGTAAAGTACCGTCTGCACTACCAGCACCTTTAACTTTAAGTACGCCAGACCCTTTAGGAGCTAGTTTTACATTTGTATCACTGGTTTCTACTTGATCAACTTTTATTTTTGACATTTTTATGACTCCATGTATTTATACAAACGAAATTCAGTTGGTTGACTATATGTGGATGAATATATAAAATAATATCCAGAAGGTTCTAGTCGTATTCTGTTAAATTGTTTTGTTCCAGATTGGTTGTTATCAATAGATGCTCTAAGTTCATTGAAATTTGATTGCTTAACACCACTGTGAACCCTATCTCTTATTTTAGAATATATCCATGAGTTTTCATAAGCAGTTGAAAGTTCAATTACTAACTGTGAAACATCACTAACTCCATCATATATATTTTTTGTATATGCATTTATTTGTGAAGAAGCAGCTTGACTTTCACCAGAAGCATATTGAGCTAATTCACTAGATCCAGCCTTATAACCAGTGTAAGATAATGATTGTGCATATTGATAAGGGGCCGAGTATCTATACATATAAATATACATACCTGCCCAAGTAGTTGAGCCTCCCCATGAGTACCCAAAATACATATTATTTGAAATTATCTTGTATAAAGAATCATCATCTAAATCCCAAGTTATTCCATTAACTGGACTACCTGAAGGGACTGTAGTAGTTGAAATTAATTTAAATCCAGAACCTGTTGATGCTGGCAGTGGACTTGGTAGCCTTGCATTGTTTACTGTTCCAGTTGATACATTAGAGGCGTTTAAATTAGCCCCGTCTTGTGCTGGTAAATCTGTGTAAGCTAATTGCCCTACTGCTGTGCTACCACTACCTGTTATAGAATCAACTTTTAAAATTTTATTAGTTGATAAATCAATATCAGTTGTCGGCAAGACCATTGTATAATCTTGTGCCGTACTAGGTGGTTTAATTTTTACTTTGTTAGCTTGAGTTGCAGTGTTTAACTGAAGAATTCCACTGTCATCTTCTCCTGCTACTTCAAAAACACCTGTACCGTTAGGTGTTATTGTTAAATCTCCATTAGCGGTTAAAGATTCAATCTCGTTAATTTTTACTTTTGACATGTTTTTACATTAAGATTCATTATACTTGTAAAGTACTAACTGCGTATTAGATTGAAAATAATTACCGTTATTAGTTTTTACTCTAATTTTATTTATACTTTTTGCATCACCGCCAGTAGCTCCGTGATCGAACATTGAATATGAATCACAATAATTACCATTAAAACCAGGAGCATGATGATTTAAAATCATCCAATTAAAATAAGCCTTTGTACTAATTGTTGCTATAAATGAGAATCTTGTACCCATAGCATTTTGATCGTCCCAAGGTATAACATAACTTTGTGTTTCAGTATAGTCTCCATTGGTATATCTATAATTAGAATTAATTATATCAGTTTGTACTTGGTCGCTACTATCAAGCCATTCAAACTTTAAATTGTCATTATTTGCGGAAAGTGTAATTCTTTTTCCAACTAATCTATATATAGTATTATCTTCTAAAGTGAAGTCTATGTTAGTAATAGTATTATCTGTTGCTACTGTTGATTTACCTACTAAAACTAAACCAGCACCCTCATTTGCGTTAAAAGGAGCAAACCTATCATTAGGTATTGTACCAGTTGCTATATTAGCTGCGTCAATGCTAGGAACTTCTGTTGACGGTGGATTTGAATATTCCAATTGACCCACAGCAGTTGCACCACTACCTGTGACACTTTTTACTTTTAAAACTTTATTTGCTGCTATTTGGTTGTCAGGTAAAATCATTGTGTAGTTTTGACCCGCAGCATCGTTTGGAGATTGTAATTTTACTCCATGTGTTTGTGCATGACAGTTTAATTGTAAAGTAGCATCATTAGTACTACCTTTGACTTCACATGCTCCACCAGCACCTTTAGCAACAATTTTTACATTGCTATTGGTGTCATTTGCTTCTATTTCGTTGACATTTAATTTCGCCATAATAAAAATTGTTGTTAAATAAATTCTAATTCAGTTCCATTTGTAATAGTTAAAACTGCACCAGATGCAATACTTAATGGACTTACTGCAAAATAGTTTTCACCTGCTGTTGTTGTAAAGCTATTATTTACTTGGCTATCTGCTTCAATAAATATCTCTTCACCACCAGCTCCTACTAAACCTCCCGATCTAATAAGATATGTATAAGCTTTAGCTGTCATAATCTTAAGTGAAACTTACCATAGTACCATCTGTAATAGTAAACACAACACCAGCAGCAATAGCTAAAGAACTTAAACCTATATAGTTTTTTCCAGCTGTTGTTGTAAAACTATTATTCATCTCATTTTCTACCTCTACAAAAATTTCTTCACCACTACCACCAACTAAGCTACCAGCACCGCTAGGTAAGTTTGTTAAGTTTGCACCTGATATTGCTGGCAGTGTTGCAGGTAATGCTGCATCTGGAATTGTACCAGATGTTAAATTAGATGCATTTAAATTTGATAAATTTGCTCCACTGGCTACTGGAAGTGTGGCTGGAAATCTTGCGTCTGGTATTGTTCCAGCATTTAAATTTGAAGCATCACCAGCTGTAAAACCTCCCGAAGTACCCGTAGTATTTTGGTTGAGAGTATCAACAGAAAATGTAGTACCATTCAGTGATAAACCCGACCCAGCACTATAAGTTGTATCTGTACTAGCTACCCATGCATAATCTGAACCATTCCAACTAAGTACATAACCTGAAGTTGGATTACTTTGGTTTAAATGTGTGTCAACACTGTTATCATTGTAAAGATTTCCTTGAGCTGTGACACCACCTTGCCAAGAACTACCATTATAAATTTTTAATTCGTTAGCAGTAGTGTTAAAGAATAAATCTCCTGTATCTAAATTAGTAGTTGGGTTAGTAGCACCTGAGCTATATCTAGCTGCAAAGTCATTAACAGTACCAAGATTACTTGCAACTGTGTTTACGTTTGCTATAGATCCACCTACGGCATTTACATTTGATATATCACCAGCAGTAGTATTAATGTTTGTAATATTACCTGCAACTATACCTATATTGTCATTAATAATTGATATAGTATTACCCATACTATTACCGTGTTGAGTACAGTAATATAACAACGAGTTTGGTGCATTTGATGGTACAGCAAAGACTACTGAAGATCCAGACTGACCTGCTGTTCCATTTACTGTTACACCTGTGGTATATGAAGTGTTATTACTTTCTCTAAATGCTAACGGATGATTACTGTTAGTACTATCAGATTGGTTAAATGTGTAAGTAAAACCTCTAGTTAAAGATAAAGTAGGTTTAACTGCACCATTTATATAAAAGACACCACCTGATACAGTGACAGTAAATGTTTGTGCAGCTCCTAAAGAATTAGCTACAGCGTTTACATTTACAATACTTGTTCCAACAGTATTTACGTTAGTAATACTACCTGCAACAGTATTAACATTAGCAATATCACCTGCTGTTGTACTTATAGCAGAGGCGTTAGTATTAACTGTATTTATAGCTGATATGTTGCTGGCTATAGTTGTAATTTCTGTTGCTTTTGGTACTAATCTATGAAAAGTATATGTATGTAATGTAGTAGTTGTTTCTATTAAAAAACCAAAGTCTTGAGGTATAGCACTTGTTACTCCTGTAATTGTAACTGTATTACCAGTCCCAGCACCATTAGTAATAGTAACTGTAGTACCACTTGGAGTTAAAGTAGTTGATGCTGTTTTAACAGAAACAATAGTACCAGCACCGTTGTTTGCATCTGGGTTTGCTGTAGGAAAACTTGTTTCGTTTGCTATCGGTACAAAACCGCCAACATCATCAATTAAATCAATAATTCTGTCATTGATAGCTGCTGTTGTAGCAATAGTTGTATCGTTATCTGGGAATGTATCACCATCTTTAATAGTGTCTCCAGTAGATATATTAAAATATCTAGCATCTGCAGCCGATTCACTAAGGTATAAACTATTTAAAGCACCTCCATCTAGTTCTGTTTCTGTATAGTATCTACTATCTAGAGCACCACCAGAGGTAAGTTCAGTTTCTGTAAAATACCTAGTATCCAGTTGTCCAGCATTTAACTCTGTTTCTGTATAGTATCTATTATCTAATTGACCTGCATCTAGTTCTGTTTCTGTATAATATCTGTTGTCTAGTTGACCTCCATCTAATTCTGTTTCTGTGTAGTATCTACCATCAAATGTACCAGTTGGTATATTATTACCGTCTACTGTAATGTCACTAGGAAGATTGCCACTACCTAATTTATCTAAACTTACAGAATCATTAGCTAATTTAGAACCTTGTATATTTGCATTTGCGTTTATATCAGCATCAAGAATCGAACCATCTATTATTTTTTCTGATGTAACAAAATTAGATGTTATAGCACCTCCATTAAATAGTGCTCCTTCTATTTCTAATACTTTGTTTCTACCATCTTGTGCAGTAAAGTTTGATTCAGTAGATGAGCTGTTAAGGTCGGTAGCTCTAATTGTACTGCCAGAAGCAAATGTAGTATATGTACCGTCTTCATCTCTTGTTCTACGTTCACAAAATACTACTGCCCCACTAGGTAGTGCAGAGTTGAACGTAATGGTGTTGTTATCAGTGGAAAGTTGGTAGTTATATAA